GAGATCGCGCCACATCGCCTCCGTCCACCGGTCGGCACCGGCGATCCAGGCGGCGGCGCGCGCATAGACACGGCAGTCGAGTGCCTCGTTGCGCTCGCGCAGCTTCTGCCACTCGAGCCGGGTGAAGCCCCGTTTGGTCTTGACCGTGACCAATTGCTCGGCGACGAGCTGCTTGACCCATTCGGCGTCAACGCCACGCGGCAGATGCACGTAGCCTGCGGGGAATTTCGCCCCCGCGGCGAGTTCCTCGTCGGTCGGGGCGGCACGACGTAGGAAGCGATACGTCTCGCTCTTGAAGGTCGCAACCGCAATCGTCCACAGCCGCGCGCCGCGGCGCAGCTTCTTGCCGCCCTCGGTCACGTCGACATGGGTGGGGCCGATCACCGGCGCCGCTCGGTTGAATCCTTCGACGCCCTTGATCGGCGCGACCTGGGCGTGACCGATCCGGCGCGCCCAGGCATAGACCGCAGGCGCCTCGTAGCCGGTATCAATCGCAAACTTTGCGATGCCAAGGCGCGCGCCATGCGCATGCGGCCATGTGCGCCCAAGCAGCGCCGAGAGCTTGGCCCACGTTTCGTCGCGCTCTGGGCCACCGTCGATCACGACATGATCGACGAGCCAGCTCTCGAGGCCGCGGCCCCAGGCCCAGACGTCGATCTCGATGCGGTCCCTCTGCACGTCGGCGCCCGCGGTCAGGAACAGGCCGCCGCCCGGCACGGTGCCGATCGGCCAGGGTTCGCGTCGCTCGTAGAGCCGCTGCCAGTCCGGCGCCTCGCCGGTTTCGACCCAGGTCTCGCCGAGCACGCCGTTCTTGAAGCTGCGCTTGGCTTCGTCGGTGGTTGCCACCTCCCAGAGGCGAGCGATGCTCGCCCAGGAGAGCCACCCGACCGGCGAATAGAGAGCCGAGATGTGAAACCCGATCGTTCCGGGATCCTCTGCGGATGCCGTGGGGCGCCACTCGCCGGCAGCAAGCATCGCCGTCTTGTGGTGCTCCTCGATCCGGCCGTCGCAGGACTCACACGTATAATGTGTGGTCTCGGGCTTGCCTTTCTCCCAGCGCAGCCGCTCGAATTTGAGCCACTGCATCGCCCCGCAGTGCGGGCACGGCACGAAGTAGCGCCGCTGGTCCGACGCCTCGTACTCGCGCTCGATCCGCGAGAGGCCATGAGTGGTCGGCGTCGAGCCGATGAGCACCTTGGAGCGCCACGAGAACGTGCGCGTGCGAGCTTCGGCCAACGCAACAGGATCTCCTTCCTCGTCGGCAGACGGCGGATAGGCGTCGACCTCGTCGAGGAACAGATACCGCGCCGGCATCGAGCGCAGACCCACGGCACTGTTCGCGCCGGTGATGACGAGGAGCCCGGCCGGGAACTCCTTCGACAGGACCGTATTGCCGGCGTCGCGCGAGCGGGCGGGCTTCACCCGCTCGCGCAAGGACGGGCTCTCGGCGATCAGCGGATCGATGCGCTGACGCGAGAAGCGCTTGGCGAGCTCCACCGTCGGCTGGACCGCGAGTATCGGCCCCGGCGCATGATGGATGACGTAGCCGATCCAGTTGTTGCCGGCCTCGGTGAAGCCGACCTGAGCCGACTTCATCACCACGACCCGCCTTGCAGGGTGGGCCGGCGACAGCGCATCCATGATCGCCCGCATGTACGGCGTGCGGTCGGTGCGGTAGCGCCCGGGCTCGGCCGAGGCGCGCGGGCTCAAAATTCGGTGCCGGTCGGCCCATTGCGAGACAGTGAGCGCCGGGTCGGGGGCAAGCCCCGCGCCCCAGGTTTGTGCAAGCTCGTCGGCGCCATCGAAGACGAAAAGATCATCCAAGAGCTATCTGTCGGAAATCCGGAATTCGGTCGACCCGTTGCGCCAATGTGTCGATGCCGTCGACACGCTACCGAAAGGCCGGCGTGATCTCGGCGAGCTCGGCGAGATGCGCGCGGACATGGGCCTCGAGCGCCTTCTGCATCGCATGCGCCTCGACGCCGAGCTCGGCCGCCATCAGGGCCGCAACCCGCGCCGGCCAGTTCGCCCAAGCATCACGCTCCTCGCGCGCAAGGCGAAAGACGAGCGCGGTGGCGCGGGCCCGGTCGATGAGCTCCCCCTTGCGTTCCTGCAGCTTGAGGCGCGCCAGATGCGCCTTGGCGATCTCGTGCGCGGTCCGCGCCTGGACGAAGGTGACGTTGCCGCCCGCAGGCAGCCCCTGCTCCTTGAGCGTCTCGCGCACCGAGCCGACCGCGGCCTCCGCTACCGGTTTGAGCCGCGATGGCTTGCCAGCCTGTTGGCGCTGCTTGCTCGGGTCCGTCGTAGCAGCGCGCCGAATGTCGGAAGCCCGGGCGTTGATCGAGCCGTCGGGGAACAGCACCAGCCGCCCGGCAGTGCGCGCCTTCTGCACGGCGCCGCGCGAGATGCCGGCATGGGCCGCATACTGGCGCTCGCTCATTCCCTGCATGATGGCCCTCACCGGACCAGCCACGCGCAAGGCCGCCGACCTTGGCTCGCCGGCGGCTTGCTTCGATCCGGGCCATGAGAGGGGAGGGCTTTGCTCATTCGATGATGCGGTAGACCCGTCCGCGGACGACGTCCTTCTCCGACGCGATGTTGAGGCCCAGCTTCTTCTTGAGCGCGCCCGCGATCGCCCCGCGCACCGTATGCGCTTGCCACGCGAAGGCCGTGGCGATCTCCTCGATGGTCGCGCCCTCGGGGCGTGTCAGCATGGCAATGAGCTTGGCCTGCTTGGTGTCGGTACGGGTGTGGCGCTGCGCACGCTTTCTGCTGACTTCATCCGCGAGCTGCGCGCTCGCTGCTTCAGCATCGGCCTCGGTCTCGCCGACCGAGTCATCGGTCGAGCTATCCTTGCATGCTTCCTCGCCTGCACCAGCAACGCTCGGTTCGTCCCCATCGGGTTGCATCGATCGAACCGCCGCATCGCCTTCCTCCATGGCCGAGACCGTCGCATCGTGATCGACGGCCTCAGTGATGCCGAGCGCCTCGAACGCAGCTTTCGTGGCGCGTAGTGTCAGGCGCCCGCGCGTTCGATGCTCGCGCCAGACGGCGTCCTCGCGCTTGGCCTCGACCTCCTCGATCAGCCCCTTCTTGAGGAGGCTTTCGAGCACTTTGACGGCGGCGCCACCCGGAAGCTTGAGAGGAAGCGGGTAGACGTTGGCGTGTGGCCGCTGGCAGGCGGCCGAAAGCACGACGAGCTGGGTATCGGAGAGTGCCATGGATGACTCCTTGCGTAGACGGGCAGCGACCATCGCTGCCCTCCTACTGCCTCGAGCCCCGGTCGCGCCGTGCGACGCGGGGCGATGGAGCCGAAACCCCAGGCGCTATGACGCGTCGGCGACGATACGCAGGTGCATATCGCCCTCCTTGGCACCACCCGAAAGCCGGGCATTCTCACCGAATTCCGTGTAGAAGCACACGAAGGCCTTGCCGTTGATATCGTCTTTGCGCGCGAACACCTCGACGACGCGTCTGGGCCTGCCCCAGCGCGCATTCGGCAGTGGCAGCCCGTGTGCGGTGTCGTATGTGGTGATGACCATGGCGCCCTCGCGGATGCGGGCGATGTCAGCGCGGGTGAGCGGGCTCATCATGATCAGGCACTCCTTGCTTCGCGAACCGCCTGCTCGAACCACTTGCGCCAGCCACGATCGGCAAGGCGCTTCATGATGTGGTTCTCGATTGCCTCCCGGCTCACTGGCCCGCCCGGCATGAAGCTCAAATCGTCGGCGAGATGCCGGCCGAACCGGGCGTCCAGCAGCCCGCGCACCTGCTCGGGCGTCAGATCGAAAGCCGTCGCCAGGGCATCGCTTGCTGCTTCCCAGGCCATGGCCTGGTCGTAACCATTGTGGCCGCAGGTACCCCAGAAGCCCCAGGCTTCATTGGCAGTCGGAAGGATTGTCCTGGTCATCGCCATCTCCATCGTGATGGCGTCATACAGGCGCTGCTCGCCACAGGAGCCAAGCGATTAAGCTGCAATTTGATTGCTATGATCGGGCAGGCCCGATCATTTCATGATCGGAATGGCGGACAAGCGCGAATCGTTCACGGCGGACGCGCCAAGCCTCGAACAAGCGGCGCAGCATATACGAGCGCAGCACGGACACGCCGGTGAACGCCGCGCCGATCGCCAAGTGCTCGGCAAGCGACGCCGCAATCCCGAACCAGGGAAACACGATAAGCTGCGTGAGGAGCGCAACGCAGTAGCCAACCGCCACATTGGCGATCGACTCAACGAGCGACATGAGGCGGCTTTGCTTCATGTTGCCGCTTCCACCGTCTTGATCTCGTCAAAGCTGCGCTTGTCAGCCTCACGGACGGCCTTGCCGCCAGCGAAGCGCTGCCACCGTTCGACGATGACGTCGCAGTAGTGCGGGTCGATCTCCAGTGCGAGGCAGACTCGCCCCGTATTCTCGGCCGCGATGATCGTGGTGCCGCTGCCGGCAAACGGCTCGTAGACCAAATCGCCGCGTTTGCTGTTGTTGACGATCGGCCGGCGCATGCATTCAACCGGCTTCTGCGTGCCATGCGCCGTTGCCTCGTCCTCGTCGCCGGAGTGGCCAATCTCCCAGACGGTCGATTGATCGCGGGCGCCCTGCCAGTGTCCGTTCGCGCCCTTGCGCACGGCATAGAAGCACGGCTCGTGCTGCCAGTGATAGTCGCCCCGGCCGAGCACGAAGCGCGGCTTCACCCAGATGATCTGCGAACGGACTTGGAAACCACAGGCCTCCAGGCTCTCGGCGACGGCACGCGCATGCACGCCCGCATGCCAAACGTAGGCGACCTCGCCCGGGAACAGCGCCCAGGCTTCGCGCCAGTCGGCGCGATCGTCGTTTGTCACCTTGCCGGTTCGTGCCGTAGTCGACACGCCCGCTTCGTTGCGCCACGCCGGATCGTACTCGACCCCGTAAGGCGGGTCGCTCACCATCAGATGTGGAACGGCTCCAGCCAGCAGTTTGTCGACATCGGCCGCCTTGGTCGCATCGCCGCACAGCAGCCTGTGCTTGCCGAGCAACCAGACATCTCCCTGTCGCGTGACCGGTTCAGCGGGCGGCTCGGGGATTTCGTCCTCATCCTCGGGACCGTCGTCTTCCTCAAGCCCGTCCAGCAATCGATCGAGCTCGCCCTCGGCGAAGCCCAGCAGTTCAAGATCGACCCCGTCCTCCTTAAGACGCGCCACCTCCGCGGCAAGCAGCGCCTCGTCCCAGCCTGCGTTGAGCGCGATCTGGTTGTCCGCGATCCGGAAGGCGCGCGCTTGAACATCGGTCAGGTGCCCGAGCCGGATGACCGGCACCTGCTTCAGCCCGAGGCGCCGCGCCGCGAGCAGGCGCCCATGGCCCGCGATCAGCACGCCCCGATCATCGACCAGGCACGGCACGTTGAAACCGAACTCCGCAATCGAGCCGGCGATCTGGGCGACCTGATCGTCGGGATGGGTCCGGGCGTTCGCGGCATAGGGCAGAAGCCGCTCGATCGACCAGCTCTCGACCTCGAGCCGCTCAGTCGTCGGCGGGGATTGCGACCCCGCGCGCTCGCGCAACCGCTTCGAAGGTGCTTCCTTCGCCATCGAGTGTCACTGGCTGATCGGGAAAGAGCTTGCGCCAGCGGCGAAGCGCGACATCGACATATTCGGGTGCGAGCTCGATCGCTCGCACCTTCCGGCCGGTTTGCTCACCGGCGATGAGGCTGGTGCCCGAGCCGGCGAAGGGTTCGTAGACGATATCGCCCTCGTCGCTGTAGGCGCGCATCACGAACTCCGGCAGCGCGACCGGGAACACCGCTGGGTGCTCGGTCTCCAGCCCACGTGCCTTGTGCCGCGTGATGCGGATCACGCTGTCGGGGATGCGCGTGTCTTGAACGCCTTGACCGGCGTGGCTCCACGCGCCGACATGACCGTCACGGTTGCGCATCCCACCATGCGTATCGTTGACGTGGCCGGCCCATTTGCAGGGCACGATCTTGTTCGGCTTGCGCGCCTTGCGATTGAAATGGAAGATGAGCTCGAAGGCTGGCGCCAGGCGACCATTCCAGTCGCCCGGTAGGCCCGGGCCCTGGTCCCAGACATAGAGCCCGAAGCGGCGCCAACCCTGCTCGCGCATCCAGGCGACCCAGCTTTCCCAGTACGGCTGCCACTCGTTGTCGCGGTGGACGAGACCGAGATTGACGAGCAGCTGTGCGCCGTCGGCGACCGGAACGTTGGCAAAGACGCCGCGCATCAGTGCGTCCCAATCACCGATACCACCGGTCGTGTAGTCACGCTGATTGCCGTAAGGCGGCGACGTGAAGACGAGTGATGCACGCGCCCCATTCATCACGCGCTCGACGGCAGCAGCATTCGTGCTGTCGCCGCAGAGCAAACGATGATGGCCGAGCTGCCAGAGATCGCCCGGTCGGCTTACGGACTCGCGCGTGGGCTCCGGCGCTTCGTCCGCTTCGTCACTGCTCTCTTTTGACGCCGCGTCCTCATCGTCGAGGGGCGCCATCAGCCGATCAAGCTCGACCTCGTCGAAGCCGACGAGCGACAGGTCGAAGCCTTCGCCATTGAGCGCATGCAGCTCGGCGGCGAGCAGCTCCTCGTTCCAGCCGGCATTGAGCGCGAGCTTGTTGTCGGCGATCACGTAGGCGCGGCGCTGCGCCGGCGTGAGATGGTCGAGTACCACGACCGGGACGGTCTCAAGCCCCAACCTCCGCGCCGCCTCGAGCCGGCCGTGGCCGGCGATCACCTCGCCATCGGCGGAGACCAGCACCGGATTGGTCCAGCCGAACTCGACCATGCTGGCAGCGATCTGCGCCACCTGCTCATCCGAGTGTGTGCGCGGACTGCGCGGATAGGCGGAGAGCCGCTCGAGCGGCCAGAACTCGATCCGCTCCGGCGCAAAGCGCAAGGTCATGGTTGTGCTTGGTGTGCCTGGCGACCGACGCGCCGCCTTCGGCCGGCGCCGTGGTGCGCGTGGACTCTCAATGGATTCCGAGGTGGCTTCCGGAAGCCAGCCGGCCGATCCGAGCCGCGTCCCGGAAAACCTCGTAAAGTCCGACAGTTATGGTGAAGTGGCTACCTCGCGGTGGATTCCATGCCGGATTGCGGAAGCCAGGTGGAAGCCACCCGTCTCAGAAGAAAAATCCCTAATTCGTCAGAGCGTTAGCCTTGCCCGGGGGTGGCTTCCGGCACGGTGGCTTCCCAAAATTCTGGCCTGGCGCTGGCGAAGTTCCGGGCCATCGCCCCCCGCATACCAATGCGGCCAGGAAGGAACCGTGATTTCAGATGGTTAGGCAAATACCGTACTCCCTTGCGGTACGTTCCGATTGACATTACGTAACGTGGTGCGGTACGTTCCGGCGTGATCAAGACGTTCGGCGACAAACGCACCGCTGCGATCTTTGCGGGCTATGCCGTTCGCGGGCTGCCGCCGCAGATTCAGGAGCGAGCCCGAGCCAAGCTCTTGGCGATCGACGCCGCCAAGCGACTTGACGACCTGCGCCAGCCGCCGGGCAACAGGCTGGAAGCCTTGGCGGGCGACCGAAAGGGCCAACACAGCATCCGCATCAATGATCAATGGCGGATATGCTTTGTATGGCGAGACGGTGAGGCATTCGATGTCGAGATTGCCGACTACCATTGAGGAGCAAGACAGATGACCATCAAGCGTGAGGATATCGACAAAGGGGCAATCGACTTCTCCGACGTGCGCTCTGGCCGACGCCTGCCGCCTGTCCATCCGGGCACGATCCTCCGTGACGAATTTCTGACGCCGATGGAGATCAGCGTCTACGAGCTTGCCAAGGCGATCAAGGCGCCGCGCTCGCGCGTCAATGACATCGTGCTCGGCCGGCGCGCGATCACGACCGATACCGCCCTGCGGCTTGGACGCTATTTCGGGACGTCGCCGGAATTCTGGATCAATCTGCAAGCGCGCTACGATCTCGATGTCGCCAATCGCACCGTCCGCCGCAGGATCGAGCAGGAGGTTGCGCCGCGCGCCGCATGAAAAACAGAGCGCAGAAGCGATCGCGGCGCTTGGCACGGCGGAGCCATGTTGTCCGCGCCCATCAGCGCCGCCTGCGGGCCGACAATTTGAAGGCTCTGCTTGCTGCTGCCGGCCATCCCGTTGGCAGGCGGATCAAATACCGGCGTAACTCTGTGGCCCGGCGGGCCGTGGAGGCGGTAGTCTTCCGCGCGCGTCTCGCCCGAGCCTGGCGCTTCGCATAGCCGAATTCGCCGCGGTCTGTCTCATCCGCCGATGTCTCACCGAAAATTGTCTCACGCGCAGAAATCATCTTGACAGAGCGCGTCATCTTGACAGGGCGCGCGTGCGTTCAACGACCAATCGCCGCGACCGCTTCGCCGGCACCCGCCTGCCATTGAGCCGCCACGCGATCACGCTCAAGGCATATTCCCAGCGCCGGTGCGCGGTTGCCCGCGCGATGCCGAACCGCCAGGAGATCATCTTCCAGGGCGTGCGGTCGGCGCGTGCCCAGACGAGCCTGGCGTCCTCGGCTTCGAGCCAACGCAGCCAGTCGAGCGCCTCCTCCATGCGGGAGATGGCGTCCGGCGCCGGCGGCGGGCGCTTGAGGCGCGGCGGCTCCTGGCCGACGAAGTCGCAAAACTCGTGCAGCACCTTGGGCCAGAGATTGTAGTAGCCCTGCACGCGCACTTCCGGCAGGCGGCGCATGACATCGGCGGCTTCGCTCAAGCGCTCCTCGACCCGCTCGCGCGTCCACTCAGTCATGGCGATGCTCCTCGCCCCGGCGGCGCTCGCCATAGAGCTTCTCGCCGAGCTGGCGCACGAGCTCGCGCTCGGGCCAGGTCAGGCGCGGATCGTGCGGGCTGACGACGAGGAGGTTCTGCTCGCGCCAGCCCTCGCGCTTGAGCTCTTCGAGCGAGCGGCGCCTGCCGCCATAGCCCTTGGGCAACCATCTCATCGTGTGACCTCCGCGAGCACCGCGGCATAGCCCGCGACATCGAGGATCGAGTCAGCGTGGTGCGGATCGCGGGCAAGCCGCGCAAGCTTGAGGTCGATCAAGCAGAGCGCCACCTGGGCCGGCGTCACGGG